TCAATGCAATCTTATCTAATTCCATTTTGCATTTGATAAGTTTAGTTTCTATGTTCATTTTTTGCTTTCTCTATTTGTTTAGTAGCCATTTTATAAACATATTTGTCTCCATAATTATGAATAATAAAACCTCTATTTGTTCCCCATCTATTTAATGAATATCTTGTTAATACTTTTTCTAAATCATTCATTGTATTTGAGTCGCAAATAAAACTATCAATACTATCTAACTCAATAATTATTTTATATTTCATTTTTTTTCTCCTATAAATATTGCACCAATAAAAACATTGATACATTCATAATAAAAATTATTAATGCTAATTCACTAGACATTATTTCATCCAGCCAATTTTTTTCATAATCTTGTTTTGAAATTTATCTTTATCAAAATCATGATTAGACTCTTTAATAATACTTCCAACTTCATCCTCTAACATAACTAAAAGATGTAAAAAATATTCTGCATCCATACCATCTTTGTAATTATGTTTTTCTAAAAAAGAATTAATTTGATCTTTAGTTTTAATTACTGCTTTGTAATTATCACTAAAAGACTCAATAAGTTTATCTACATTAATATTCATAATTTTTTTCTCCTGTTGAAGATGGCTCATTATTGAGCCACCTCGTTTATGATTTCTTCAATATTACAAATTTTAACATTACCTAAATCAGTAATATCAATTCCTACAAAATATTGTTTGTTAGTTTCTTTGTCCTCATAACATGTATGTAAAATAGTTTTTTCAAACAAAGGGTCATACATTTCAACATGAGTTTGTTTTCTTGCACTTCTTACAAGTTCGTTAGCATTTGATATTTGTTTCATAATTTTTTTCTCCATAATATAAATATATAGATAAACATTTATACAACATAGTCAACACATATATTCACATTATTTAACATTTAATTAATTATTTGCATATTTTCGCTATTTGTTCTATTTGTTATTAGTGATATTTTCATAAAATATTCCTACCTTTGGGTGGTTGTTGTTTTTTTCATTTTTTTCTCCAAATTAAATTTCTTTAAGAATGACCACCCTTTTGCTATATTTAGTATGTGAAAGAGTCAGATATACAAATAGAAGTAGTAGATTGGTTCAAATCTAAGCAATCAGAATACAGGTTTAGAATATTCTCCGTTCCCAATGAGGGTCAAAGAAAAGTGTGGTATTTAAACAAATTAGTAAAAATGGGACTAAAATCTGGTGTTCCTGACCTAATACTTGAGTTTCCTGAGGGTCGTATGGTTTATCTTGAGATCAAAGCTGAAAAAGGAAAGTTATCAGAAACACAGCAAAATTGGTTAAAAGTCTCAAATGTCTTTAAAACACCCCACTACATCATAAAAGGCTCTGTAGAGGCAAATTTAAGCGTTTTAGAGGGGGTTCTTGCTTTGTTCCCAGATGCCAAGATCAAATCTGACAAAAATCCTTTACAACCCCAAGAGGAATAACATTTCTGTCTCCAAATCCACCATCAAGGCTGTAACTAGCAAAAGTATATAAATTGTTCTTATCTTTCTTAAAAATAAATGCGTAGGTAATAATCTCTACAGGTTTCATTTTAGTAAATTCTTCTATCGTTCCTATTGTACTATCGCCAATAATATCAAACCAACTAATTTTGTGTAAATAATAGCTTTTATTATCTAAGACTATTTTATTTTCGCTTTTTCTTTTTTCTTCTTTTTTTTGCACTTTTTCGTCTCTTACGCATAGGTCTTTTATCAATCAAAACTGCAAGTGTAGAAGTTGTAGTAATCCCACTCATTTCTTTTTTCTTTTCTTATGAGCTGAATTTCTCATCAACCGCCCATCAGGCATATAATGAAACCCTTTAGGCGGTTTTTTCTTTTTCTTTGCCATTATCTCTTTTTCTTTTTCTTCTTCTTCTTTTTCATAATGGCTTTTTGTAAGCCTTTTGGTAATTTCTTCTTTTGTCTAGCGGTCATACCGCCACCATAATGACTTGGCATAGCAATCTCCTAATGTAAAATATAATTATGTACTACGATTGTTATTAACACAATAATAATCGCTTGAACCCACCATTTTAAACTAATAAATGAGTCCCACCATTTTTCTATCTTTTGCTTCATCTTTCCCCCTATTTTGTTAGTCCTTTAGCTTTTTCAAAACTTCTTAAACCTCCAAGACCTAACATTCCAAGTATTAAAGGCATAAGCTGACCAAGATCAAGGACAACCCAATCTACTTTAACACCGAACATTTGTAAAATCATATCTAATAAAGGCTGAAAAAGATAAACATATCCAATACTCAACCCAGAAACCCAGCCCAAAAATGGTCGCCACCCAGAAACAAATATTGATCTATGACCAGCCTCTACTTTATTTATATCAAGTTGTTTTTCTTTTAATTTAGACTCTACCTCAGCAAATCTTAATTTTAATTGTTGTTTTTCTTCTTCGCTTGTATGTAATTCATCTATTACACCAGCTACAGCTT